CCTCGTGGATCGCCCAACAAGCAACCCTATCCCGAAGGCGTGAAGCGCCCGAGGAAGAAGCCATGACCAACCGGGCCGCGCAGACGGCCCGTTTTCGGGATTATCGGAGAAAACGCGAAGGCTGATATATGGTATTGCGTTAAAGATGGCGTATTGGCGGAATGTTGAATCTTGAAAGGTGAATATGATTGAGATTCTTAACGAAGACTGCATGGCTATGATGGAGCGCTATCCAGATAAACATTTTGATTTGGCAATAGTTGATGTGCCGTATGGCATAGGCGAAAATGGAGATAGAAATGCAAGCAGGGGAAAGCTGGCAGTTGCGAAAGATTATAAGGCTTTTGCTGGCGGAGATGTTAATGCACCACCTGTTGAGTATTTCAATGAACTTCTAAGAATAAGCAAGAACCAGATTATTTGGGGTGCGAACCATTTTATTGACCGTATAGCAAAGCCAAGCCCATGCTGGATTGTCTGGGATAAGGTTACCGGTAACTCCGACTTTGCTGATAGTGAACTAGCATGGACAAGTTTCAAAACATCTGTGCGTAATTTTAGGTTTCAATGGAGCGGAATGCTGCAGGGAGACATGAAAAATAAAGAGGTGCGCATCCACCCAACACAAAAGCCCGTAAAGCTCTATGAATGGCTTTTGGCCAACTACGCGAAGCAAGGCGATAAAATACTTGATACGCATGGCGGGAGCATGAGTAGCGTGATAGCAGCAATCAATCTCGGATTCGACATTACTTGTTGCGAACTTGATGAGGATTATTACAGAGCAGGTAAAGCGCGTGTAGAACAACATCAGGCACAAGGTTTGCTATTCGCACCAGAGCAGGCAATTCCTAAGCAGGATACGTTGATATGAAAATCCTACTAGCGACCTTCGCGCTTGTCTTTTTGAGAGCCTTGCAGTCACAAAATGTAATCCACGGTAATTACATCGCAGCGGCTATCACGCCATATTCATTAGCGGTTGCCGAAGTAGCAAGTATCATGTGGGTCGTGCAAACAGGATGGGATGCGATACCGTGGGTCGGCACAGGAGGAATGTTAGGCGCGACATTAGCAATGTATATACACAAGAAAGTGCGGACAATTTGCAATTAAGTGTGCGCAATTTAGATTGAGGTAACTGTCCCCCGCCATAGATGGCGTGGCTTTCAACGCATAGCTAAGGGCCGGCGCTCTTTTGCGCAGTACCACTTGAGCGCCGGGTTAGCAGGCAAACGAACGGAGGAAGCATGAGCAGAGACACGGAATGCCCTTACTGTGGCGAGGGCGTGGAAATCAACCACGACGACGGCTATGGGTACAACGAGGACGAAATGCACCAGCAGGAATGCGGCGCGTGCGGCAAGACCTTCACTTACACGACGATGATTCATTTCAGCTACAGCACCAGCAAGGCGGACTGTCTTAACGGGGGCGAGCATGACTATCGCAAGACGGCGACATACCCGCCTGAGTTCGCGCGCCTGCGCTGCAAGGTGTGCGACGACGAGAAGCCACTGCCTGCTAACTACATCATGGACACCACGACGCGCGGTTTTGAAGAAAGTCAACACGATCTACCCCCCAGTTGTGCCCATTTCACCACCCGGGCCTGAAGGCCGAGGTTCACGGAGCAAAGTCATATGAGCGTATATCGCAACAAAAAATTGCTTGGTCTGGCCCGCCAATCGCCAAAGTGCTTTTGTTGCGGACGCGAAAATGATGGAACGGTCGTCGGTGCCCATGCCGACATGCAGGAAATGGGCAAGGGGATGGGGTTCAAGGCCGCCGATCTGGTCGCCTTCGTTTGCCACCATTGCCACGATCAGATAGACGGCCGCGTTACTGGTTTAGATGCCAGCGGCCGCAAGTACGAATGGATGCGTGCCGCTCTGTTGTCGCTGCGCTGGGCGCTTGAAACACATCCAGAGGTATTCAAGTAACTGTTCCCCTCCCTAAAGGGTGGGCTTTCAACATCATGGATACCACGATGCGCGATTTTGAAGAAAGTCAACACAAGCAACCTACGGTTGCGCCCATTTCGCTCCACGGCCTCAATGCCGAGGTTTCCCGGAGCGAAATCTGATGAGCAAATATGGCGCCGTAAAAACTATGGTGGATGGGCACTGCTTCGCCAGCAAAGGCGAGGCGGGCCGATACCGCGAGTTGGAAATTCTGATGTCTGCCCACCAAATCAATGACCTACGGTTGCAGGTAGTCTACGATCTCGCTCCAGCAGTCATGATCCTCGGCAGGCGGCGCCCGCCGTTGCGCTACGTTGCGGACTTCGTTTACATGCGCTACGGCCGTGAGGTGGTAGAGGATTTCAAGGGCGTGCGAACTGAGGGCTATCGGATAAAGCGCCACTTGATGAAGGCCATCCACGGAATTGATATTTACGAGACGGGCGCGAAGTGATGCCGCACGCATTGTTTACACTCGCACATATCACGTATACACTTTCTGTGTGGGGAAAAGGCCGGCCAGCCCTGTCCTGCTGCACCAGGACTTACCCACCCTCCCATTCTAAACGCTTGTGCTAGGAGTATTCATGCAGTCATTCCAGCTTCACCCGCTATGTACCCTATTCCCACGTATGTCCGGGGTCGACTTCGCGGCACTTGTCGCAGACATCCGTGCCAATGGTCTGATAGACCCGATAACACTTCACGATGGCATGATCCTTGACGGTGGTAATCGAATACGGGCATGTCACGAGGCAGGGATAGAGCCGCATTTCCGTGAGTTCGAGGGCGGCAGCATCGTCGCCTATGTGCTCTCTATGAACCTTCGCCGGCGCCACATGACGCCAGGGCAGCAAGCAGCTATTGTGGCCAGCGCGCAGGATTGGAGCAACGCTCAGACTGTTGGCAATCCGCAATTCGGTAAGATTACCGGATTGCAAACTGGCAATCCGCAATTCGGTAAGATTACCGGATTGCAAACTGTCGCCGGACGCGCCGCTATATCAGGAACAAGCGAAAAGACCCAGCGTAACGCAGACAAGGTAGCCAGAGCCGACCCAGAACTAGCGAAGGAGGTGGCTAGGGGGGAAAAGACGCTACCGGAAGCCGTAGAGATGGTCACAGGGAAACGTCCAGGGGCAAAGCCGGAGACGGAACCGGAAGAACCACAATACGATCCTCATGAAGATGAACTTGCAGTAGCTCATGAGACTGTCCGTGAGCTTGCCGCCGAGAACGAAGCGCTGAAAGACCGCCTTGCCGTAGAAGCCATGCCTGGCTGCGATGACGACAAAACGGCTGCGCTTGACACAATCACAGAACTCAGGGCGCGCGTGGTAGTGCTGGAGGCGGAACTCGACGCCGTAAAAGCCAGCCGAGACGTGTATATGCGCGAATCAAGCTCAATGAAAAGACAGATGGCGATGCAGCGGAAGGAGATAGAAAAACTAAAAGGCCAGGATCATGGCTGATTACCTCGAACTTCGCCCACTTCAAGTCAAAACATTGGATGCAATCCGCGAAGCGTTCCGTGCTGGGCATCGCGCCGTGATGTGCTACGGGCCAACTGGATTCGGAAAGACAGAAATGGCAATATCGCTCATGTCGGCCACCGCCGACAAGGGCAACAAAGCGGCAATGGTGCTTGATAGGATTGTCCTTTGCGACCAGACATCGAAACGTCTTGAAAAGTACCAGATAGACCACGGCGTCCTTCAATCAGGCCATTGGAGATACAGACCAGACCGTAAAATCCAGGTGTGCAGCGCGCAGACAATCGAAAAGCGCGGAGCTTTCCCAGGCCTGAATCTACTGATTGTTGACGAAGCCCACGTCCAGCGCGCACAGACAATCGAATTCATCAAGGCGCACCCTCACATAAGGGTAATCGGACTGTCTGCATCCCCGTTCACCAAAGGGCTCGGATCAACCTACTCCAGTGTAGTTTCTGCGACCACGACGAAACAGCTTGTTGATGAAGGCTGGCTCACGCCTCTCCGGGTATTCATCGCCAAGCAGGTCGATATGACCGGCGCCAAGAAGGTAGCAGGGGAGTGGTCAGCTAAAGAATCAACTGAACGTGGTGTGCAGATCACCGGAGACGTGGTGACGGAGTGGGTAAAGATGACCCATGAGCTTTTCGGAGGTCCGCGCAAGACTATCGTTTTTTGCGCTGGCGTGGCACACGGTCAAGACCTAGCAGAGAAGTTCGGGGAAGCCGGCTACAACTTCGTGAGCATCAGCTACAAGGATGACGACGAATTCAAAGCACAAGCCATTGAGGAGTTTTCAAAGCCGGATACGGCCATTCACGGATTGATCGCAACTGACGTTTTATCTAAGGGGTTTGACGTACCAGACGTGATGATTGGGGTATCTGCTAGACCATTCAGTAAGTCATTCTCTAGCCATGTACAGCAAATGGGCCGCGTGATGCGCCCGCATCCAGGCAAGGAATTCGCCGCGTGGCTCGACCATTCAGGAAATTACCTCAGATTTAGGGATCAATGGGACGCGCTGTATTCTGATGGGGTGACGGCATTGGATGATGGGGCAGAAAAACCAAAACCAGAACCTACAAGCAAGGAAAAAGAAGCTGCGAAGTGCCCGGCATGTGGCGCGCTATGGCCTGGGAAATCAGATGTTTGCAATCATTGCGGGTACGTCAGGCCGCGACGTAATGACGTGATTGAGCAGCCTGGCGAGATGCTTGAATTGGCCGGAAATAAAGTCGAAAAGTACGATGGAGCAACGAAAGAGCGCTGGTATCAAGAACTTCTCGGGTATGCCAGGGCAAAAGGGAAGAAAGACGGATTTGCCTTCTACAAGTACAAGGAGAAATTCAAAGTAGAGCCGAAATGGAAGAAAAAACCGTTGCCACCAAGTCATGAAATTGAGCAATGGATTAGGTCTCGAAACATTGCCTGGGCTAGGGGCGCGAGATGAATTTCCACCAATTTGCCGAGGCGCACGGACTTATCATTGATAGAAGTCTGGTCGATGGCAGGATTTGCAGGTGCAAGACGACAGACAAGCCGCACCACAAGAACGGTGCTTATCTGTTCAATTCTGACTTTGGGTGGGTACAGAACCACGCCACTATGACCGAGCCGGCGATATGGCACCCAGACCGCGAGCAACCAGTAAAGATAGACCGCGCAGCCATCGCCAAACAACGGGCGGCCACAGATAGGGTTATGCGAGTAGGCCGCGAGCAGGCGGCCAAGGTGGCCAAGGCGATACTAGGCGAGTGCGAGCAAACCCAGCACGCCTATCTTGACTCCAAGGGGTTCCCAGAACTGCGCGGTGCTGTTTATCGGCCCGATGCCGACAACCTTCTTGTAGTGCCAATGTACGTCGGGAAAAAGCTGGTCGGCTGCCAGACCATCAGCATTGACGGGGGGAAGAAATTCATTCACGGACAGCAAGCCAAGGGAGCGGAATTTGTGATCGGGAGTGGCGACCTGCACGCGTATTGCGAGGGATACGCAACGGGGCTATCCATTCACGCGGCAGCGAAACAGCGGCTATCGGTTCACGTCTGTTTCAGCGCCGGAAACCTCACTCACATGGCGCGCGAAGGGTTCGTGGTGGCGGACAACGATGCCAGCGATACCGGAAGAAAGGCGGCAGTGGCTACGGGCTTGCCGTACTTCATGCCGCCGACAATCGGGCATGACTTCAACGACTTCCATCGAGAGCATGGATTATTCCGGGCAACGATGGCGCTGAATGATTTTTTACGAGAAAACAGGTTGACAATCCGCCGGCGATGCGGATAATGAACTTCATTCGATAGGCATATCGAGTACCAACAGGGCGGAGTCAGCAGAGAGCGCTGGCCGCTTTTAGGTTCCCTGTTGCCGACTAAGCGAGCACCCCGCCCTGTTGTTACGAAACATCCAACTAAGCCCGGTTCTCGCAGGAGTCACCGGGCTTTTCTATGCGCCAGATTTGTGATGGCCTCTGTGGGATGAATCGCCCCCACGGATAACCGATAGCCAGGTTGGCACTGGCCGCCATCACAAACCTGGTGCTGCCAGGATGCAACGAACAGGTATCTATCGGGCTGCGGTCGCAAAAATAGACGATGCCGGGTGTTTTGGAAGCCGAGAGGCGTAGAACTCACCTGGGGCGATCAACAACGTTCTGCCCTGTTCGTGTATGTGGGAAAGAAGATCGCTGCCCAAGCGGAGGAAGTGCGCATACCTGGCACTCGCGTCAAGCGGGTGGAAGTACGGGGATGCGGTCCAGAGCCGAGCGAGACCTCTTGATGCGAGGGAAAGTCTGGAAGTGGTGGCGAGCATCATCGGCCATTATGCGGGTATGTCCTAAGTCCTCGTCCCTTGGGCAGGTTAACCCGGTACACGCCAACCGAAGCCGAGAGCTTAGGTTGGCGGATCTATTGGCGGGGAGCGAGCCTAGTCCTGAGCCCTGGGCAGATTAGGCAAAGTAATTTGTCGAAGTTTTAAGTTAACCTGCTAAGGAGAACCAGCATGGCGCAGTACCGAAAGAAACCAGTGGTGATCGAAGCGACACAGTGGTTCAAAAACGGTGACCACCCGGGAGACGGGAACGGCACGTTTACTGACGGCGAATACAAGGGCGAGAAATACGAAGGGCTGGTCGTTCGGTACTTCCTCCGGCCAGACGCTAATACACCACGATGTGAGAAGTGCGGCAACGCCATGCGCGGTCATGGGTGGATTGACACACTGGAAGGCGGACACATTGTTTGCCCTGGCGACTGGATCATTACCGGATTGCAGGGCGAACGGTATCCGTGCAAGCCAGATATTTTCGTGGCAACCTATGATGCGGTATAACGCTAAGTTAGGTGTTTCCGTGTCGCCAGCGCCGGCTTTCTCGGCGGTGCTAGATGCCTGCTGCGGTAGCCGGATGTTTTGGTTTGACAAGAAGGACGACCGCGCACTGTTTGTGGACAAGCGCCGCGTGACGTGGCCGATTGACATTGGCACGCCTGGCACCAAGGGGAGAAGCCCGATTATAGTTGACCAGACGAGATTGCAGACTTCACCGCCCTACCATACCCGGACGGTGTTTTTGCCCGCGTTGTGTTTGACCCTCCTCACATCGAGCGGACGGGGGCTAAGGGGTTGCTCTCGAAGAAGTACGGGCACTTGACAGGTGATTGGCGCGAGATGCTGCGCCAAGGTTTTGCGGAGTGCTTCCGGGTGTTTAAGCCGCAAGGAACCATGATTTTCAAATGGTCAGAGTCTGACCATCCGGTTCCGGAGGTTCTGAAACTCACGCCCGAAAAACCGTTGTTCGGGCACCGCTTAGGCAAGACAAGGGAAACGACCGGCATTGGTTGTTACCCACCTATCCGAAGACGGAACGCTTTACCAGATTGCGGTGTAACATGGTAATCATGGCTGGACACACGAAAGGTAATATGAGGCGGAACAACATGGGAATCAAAAACAATAGAGGAGGCGCCCGCAAAGGCGCCGGCCTCGCCAAGGACCTGCATGGGGCGCGCACTGAGCGCTACTCCGTCACGCTCGACGCTGCGACGATCGCACTGGCACGCGAAATCGGACATGGGAACATGTCGCTAGGGATACGAATGGCCGTTGCATCTATCGCGGCTGGCAATGATGATGCGTGAGATTGGCGGGCACACTTCCGATTCTTGGTGGTATATCTTCTGCGATGACGGCGGGGTACTTTTGACATCCTCCCCGGCCCGAAGGCCGAGGTTTCGCGGCGCTTTCCGATAAATAAATAGGAATACATGCGATACCTTAGTCTTTTTTCTGGAATAGAAAGTGCCTCTCAGGCTTGGATTCCATTGGGTTGGGAATGCGTAGGAGTGGCTGAAATCGAGCCTTTCCCATGTAAAGTATTGGCGCATCATTATCCAGATGTACCGAATTTAGGCAGCGTCACGGAAATCACCAAAGAACAGGTAGAATCACTAGGGCATATTGACTTGGTAGTGGGCGGATTTCCATGCTTTCAAGCTGGAACCAAAATTCTCACATACGACGGATATAGAAATATAGAAAATTTATTGATTGGTGATTTGGTTTTAACTCATACAGGAAGCTGGAAGCCAGTTACATCTGTTATGAAAAGTGAATCAAATAAATTACGAAAAATAAAAGGTGCTGGAGTTATTGAAACAATAACAACAGATGAGCACCCTTATTATATCCGCAAAGCAAGCAATATTTGGGATAACAAGAATAGAACAAATCGTAGGTGCTTTTCTGAACCATCATGGGTTGAAGCAAAAGATATTTCATCATCAAACAGATGTTTCGCAGGGCAAGTTCTTCCTAAAGTTATAGATGATATTGACCATAGTGCAGAATGGTATTGGGTTGTTGGTAGATATTTAGCTGATGGATGGATTGTAGAACGAAAAAATAGAAAAACTGGGCGTATTGTAATTTGTTGTGGTAAGCATGAGTTTTCGGAAGTTAAAGAAAGACTTAGTGATGCAGGATTGAATTTTACAGTAGTAGAAGAAGATACAGTTTATAAATTCCATATTTGCAGAAAAGAATTATTTGATTTTTTAACGCCTTTTGGTAGATTGGCGCACGGGAAAAAACTTCCATCATTTTGTCTTGAATTGCCACGACATAAAGCCGAATCATTATTTAATGGATGGGCAACCGGAGATGGTTGGCGGAATGATAACCACAAGCAATGGAGTGTAACAACTGTAAGTAAGTCATTGGCATTGGGAATGGCACTTTTAGCGCAGAGAGCATTTGGAATTGTTGCTGGAGTATATTACGCGAAAATGCCATTAACATGCATAATTGAAGGGCGTACTTGTAGTCAGCGTGGACAATATACCGTAAGAGTTTGCGATAGAAATAAATCATCATTTATTGATGGTGACTACGGTTGGAAATTATTGCGTCAATCAGATGCTTGTGGTGCTGGAGTTGTGTATAACATTAGCGTACAAGATGACGAATCATATATGGCAAACGGAGCAATAGTTCATAACTGCCAAGATTTATCCATAGCCGGGAAGCGGAAAGGATTACGAAATGAAGATGGAAGCGCAACAAGGTCTGGACTGTTCTTCACAGCAATGCGAATCGTTGAATGGGCAAAGCCAAGGTGGGTTGTCGTTGAGAACGTGCCCGGATTATATAGCAGCCAAAAAGGGAGAGACTTTGCTTCCGTGGTTGGGGAAATGGCTGGGTGCGAATTTGACGTACCGAGAGATGGATGGAAAAATTCCGGTTGTGCAGTCGGCAAAAACGGACTTGTCGAGTGGATCACTCTGGATGCGCAATACTGTAGAACACCTGAGTACCCTAGAGCCGTCCCACAAAGACGAAGGCGTGTGTTCGTTGTCCGAGATTCTGGAGACTGGCAAAGTAGAAAGCCGTTATTTCTTGAGTCAAAAGGCTTGTGCGGGAATCCTCCGCCGAGCAGAAAAACGCGGGAAGAAATTACCTACAATTCTATACAAAGCATTGCATCAAGTGGCAATGACGTAGCAAAGTGTATGACAAAAGGGACTGGACAACGGTTAGATTTTGAGACGGATGATTTTATCGCGCATGTATTCGCACTAGCAGGTAACACCATAGGCAGAAAACCAGAAAACGGCGGAAACGGAAATGGATTTGACGAATCTGGAGCAAGTTATACGCTGACTAAGACTGATGTTCATGCGGTGGCGTTTCATGTTGACGCACAACCAGATGAAATGAATTTCAGTGCAGAAACAAGCGCAACTCTAACGAGATCACAACATGCGGGAGTTGCAATAGGATGGATCGGAGAATTAACAGCCTCTGAAAATGTAGCAGGTACTATTCAGCGCGGTGGTAAAGGCGGAAGGCATGATGGGGTTATGACACCACAAATGCAAGTAAGAAGGCTAACTCCAATCGAGTGCGCCAGGCTTCAAGCGTTCCCAGATGACTTCCTATCGCAAGTAAAAGGGTACTCGGACAGCGCAGCTTATAAGGCGTTAGGGAATAGCATGGCCTGCAACGTGATGGCCATCATTGGGCAGAAAATACATGAAGCAAGCTTGATTATCTAGAAATTCTCAATTTCTCAAATCTGAAATCTGCGTAGGTCATTGAGTACACTCAGAGTGACCCGGTGCGAGGCAAGCCTCGGCCTTCAGGCCTAGGAAGGATAGCGCGGACGCCGTAGGAATCCCCCGACTTTAGGCGGGGTGGGGTGTCAATGGGCTTCCAGTATCCGGGCTTCACTGATACCGGCCGGTGCCACCAGGCTCATCGTGCTGCACGTGGGTAACAGGTATCCCTAGCTCTTCGTGGTAAAGCACAATCACCAATCCACCGACTGTGGCGTAGAGAATGATGATGATTACCACCCAGTGCTCGACTCTCTTCCACCACTGCCATGGGGTCATTGTTCTGACTCGAATTGCTTGAGGAACCTATCGTAGACGGCATTCTCTTCAATTTCAACCGCCTTCATTTTGATCTGCTTCATCTGTAATGTCAGGCTGTCATCATTCTTGATTCGGTCCTGCTCGTCGCGCTTTGATTTGATAACCTCTTGAACCTTTTCGGCGTATGCGCTCAGAGCCCTCATCTTCGGGTTGTTGATCTCTTTCGCCGCTTCTACGTCATTGTTGTTCTTTGCATTAGCGAACTCATCAGCATATTTCTTGGCGTCCTTCGCCGCCTCGTAGAAAGCGGTGCGCGAGTCGGAGATGCCTGGCGACCTAACAAACCGATGCACGATTGGGTAGTCTCGCGGTTCGTCGCTTAGTTCGCCATATGCCGCCAGCTTCGCAATGTTGGCAGTATCAAGCACGAACTTCCCAGTCCCACCAGTGAGCGATGTTACCCAGAATTTCAGGGTTTCAGGGGAGACGTCAATAACCCCTTTTTCATATTTAGACCCGCCCGTTGCCTGGTTCATGGTGCTCGCAATGTCGTCATACAGCGTGCCTTTGGTGGTGCGATACATCAACTGCGAATCTGGCTTGGAATCACTGTATTGCATGGGGGTGATGCGGCCGCCGAATGAGTTTTCGTTGACGCCAGGCCCGAGGATCATCTTCGGTATTGTTGGAACCAACTGGAACAATCCATGCTCCCCCTCGAACGGGTTGCCTATGGGTGACAGGTTGTCGAACATGGCCGACGCAAGGCGGATTCCGAGTTTTGTTCCATCTACTCCGTGCGCGTAGTCGTCTATCACATTGCCAAAAGTATGAAAGAGCCGGTAGCCATAAGGAAGCGGCAGCGTGAATTGATAATCGGAAATATTGATAACCCAGTTACCATCCTTAACATGGATCGGCAAACGCTTCCATTTGTCCTCGTCGCTGCCCCTGGCTAATTCGGCCAGCGCGATTGCAGCGAGTACCATCATCCCGGCCAGAGCTTGTGCTTGGCGCTTGTGTGGTGACTCGAACAGGGCGTGGTACATGACTTCCGTGCCTTGGATGTTTGCGTTAAAGAACAGGTACATCGCTCCGGCTTGGTTTGAAATCTCCCCTTTGCGGTTGAAGTTCATCAAGTTTTTGGCCTGGGCAGCCGCACGCTTCCGTCCAACAATCGGAACCAACACTTCGTAGGTCGCGACCCTCAAGGCGTTTTCAGTGATGGAGTTGATGCGTTTCATCAGCTTCAAGAAATGGCCGATGACCGGTATTTCATTGAACCCCGCCATGCCGGCTCGGAACGCAGCGATGGAACGTGCCTTGGTCTCGCTTTTGCCGGCGTCTATCTCCTTCTTGTAGGTTCTGCCGTAGGTATCCATCATGCCGGCGTACTCGTTATAAGAGGCTCGAATGTTAGTCCCGATGCGCTCAAGGTCAGATAGGTAAGCCGCCCCTGTTGAACCCCCATCGGCTCTATATTCGCTCACCAACGCCGATGAACCGCGTTTCCTGAAGTGCTTGAAAAGCTCCTTTACGGCGTGCGGGTAGCGCATGAATATCTTGGCCGCTATGAATGCCCCGTACTCCCCGGTAAGGGTTAATGAGCCCTGGATTGCGTCACGAATCGGGTTTGTGAAGATGAAGTCAGGCGAGTACCCGGTGTAGGCCTTGGACAGCCAATTATTTGCCTCTCTGCCAGCCGACAAGACCGCGTTTAGGTGCTCGACACCTATGTTCTTGTAGGCTCTTGCTGCGATCTCGTCATTGATCTGGACCCTGACGGCGTACCCACCAAGATACACGTTGACCTCGTTTTCCTCCAACATAGGGGAGGCTCTTAGCATGACGCGAACTGGGTCTTGAGTTTTAACGATGACGAAATCAGGTCTGTTCCTGTCTGGGTGAGCGGACTGCTGATCGACATACCGCTTGGCGTCGTCTTGAGTGTCGAATGCGTCCAAATCATGGCCCTGGTAGGTGACCATGTAGGCCGTGGCGCCTGGGGCCAGCACCTGACGCTTTACCGGCTTCCCTACGGTAATTATCTCTGGGTTCGCTATTTCCAGCGCGAAGCGAACCAGCGCCTTGCCAACAAGGTTCTTCTCGTCGTTGGTTATTGCACGCTCATGGTCGCGCCAGATGTTTTCGATGATGGCTTCGTCGCGCGCGCCGTGGCCAAGGCGGCGATGTTGCCGGCCAGCGACTGAAAGCCCGCGCCCTGTTCCGGTCTTCTGTTCGTCGCCCTTGACAGGGATGTATAGGGAATACGTATCCTCCCATGACTTAACCAAGTCGGCCGGGATAATCCCAGAATTCAGTAGGATGTCGCGCGACTGCGTGGTGACGGAACGCCACTCATTCGCTAGACGTTTAAGTTCAGAAAAGTTCGGCAGGCTTCCAAGGGACGCCATGATAGACTTTGATTCCTGATCGGTCATGCCGTAGGCGGTCTTGTCCTTGTCATTGTGTAGTACCCTTGCCCTGACGTTGGCCTCTGGTGCGTGCTGCGCCTTTAGGAAGGTGTCGATCTGCTCCATCTCGATTCCGGCCGCCACCGTCTTCTCGATCAAGGGCTTCATCTGCAACTCTCTGAAGTCCTGCATACGCGCTGCGATCCTTCCTGGCATGGTTGTTTCATACAGGTAAACGTCAGCCTCTTCGGGAATCGCAATGCCTTGGTCTTCAATCCATTTTTGCAGGACTTTGAAGCGGTTGAATTTGTTTTGGATAACCCGCAGCCTCTTCTGGGCAGTAGTTTCTGCTATAGGCGTGTTCGCGCGGCTCCTGGGCGATCCGCCTTGTAGGTTTGCCGTAGGCTGAATAGGCGGAGCCATAGGCGGTTTGGGCGGAATGCCCTGGAGTGGGGCTTGACGCGATCCGCCCCGGTTTGTCCATGTCGGCATACTGACCACGTAGCCCGCTTCTTTCGTGCCAAGCGAATACCCAGTAGACGCCCTATCCCCGGTGTATCCAACGGTTGAATATTCAAATGCTCCGCTGACGACAATTGCATCAACCAGCAACCCGCTACGAATCGCGGCTTGCACATCAACAAATTGTTCGGGCGATACCCCGTATGCAAATAGTTGGTCCGACCCTGTTTGCTTGGCGATGTGGCGAAGTATTGCGGCTTGCCTCCTTTCGCTCATCTGTGATGGGGTAACTTCAGCTATCACCCGTATCCCGGAAGAGCCAGAAACCCCGACGATTACGATCTGTCCAGGCGACACTTGAGCCTTCTTTGCCGCGTGCGCCAAATCAATCGGGCTAAGTATCTGCTCATTCAGAAGGGGGTGAGCGAGCTTCGGATTGGCGATGTCGTACTTGGTAGCTCGTCCAAAGTCAGCAACCTCGACGGATGGCAGCAATTTCAGTTTGCTTCCATTGCGCGCCACGGATACCGTGGCAAATCTGTTTTGGTTGATGATGACGTGTCCACCGAACTTCTTGCCGGCCTGCATGAATTTTGCGGCGAGCGTTGCCGTTGTGTCTATATCCTGTTGTGATGGGGTCGGGTTTCCGTCGGGGTGGTTGTGTAGAATCCATACCGTATCTGCACCTACCCGGCCCATCTGGTCGATGATGTCAGTAAGGTGGGCGGACTGCTGGACTTCCGTGCCTCCGATTAGGACTTGCGTGCTCCCTGGCTTGCGAGAAGAAATCGCCGTTTGCCCAACGATCGCTCCATCCTTGACAAAGAAGTATCGTGCCGTCTCCAGTCGTGGATCACGGTAAATCTGCGCAACGGCCGCTAGGTCGTGGGAGTTCTCGACCTTGCTTCCGACCAACTTAGAGACTCCCGATTTGGAAAAATCTCTGGCAACCCCGTTAGCGATGACGGAAACGGAACGCCATCCAATTTGCATCTCCATAGAGGGACTAAGTGCGCGTCCTTGTATACGTGCTCCTTCTGCGATACGGAATGATTCTGGAAGTTCATTGAACTCTCTTGCTTCAAGTGCGTAGTCATCGTAGAAGTCTCCGTTTTTATATCCGGCAATTTCAGGGCTTCCGCTAATCCCAGTACCAATCTTGTCCAGCCGTGGCCCACCATGCGGGAAACCGGGTTCATGCGGCAAGATGTGCGGCGTTCCGTGCTGTACCCGTTGCAGCATTCCCTTCTCTACGCTCGCATACCCAGGCTTCTTCGCACGCTGTGAGTACAGCCCGGCCCGGTAGATCAGGTACTGCACGTCGTTATCGCTGATGTCCTTCGCCCAGCCTGCCCGGCGCAGTATCTCGCGCACGGCGCCGACCAGACGGTCCCAGCCGTTCATCTGCTTCGCTGTGCCATTGCCGGCCATATCGGCGAGCACTTCGTTGGTAGCCTCCACCACGGATAGGGCCGGCTCCTTTGCCCGGCGCGCATCAACCTTCACCTTCATGCCGCCATTTCGCTTGTAGATGTTCAGCATGTGCTCTTCGAGCGCATCGCCGAAGATGCCGGACAAGCCGTAGTGTTGAGCTTCGTGAAGGAATGTTTCCTGCGCGTGCCCGGTGTCGCGGATATGGGAGGCGAACAGGTAGATTTCGCCGTTGTAGAACAGCCCGGCCGCGTCGTTCATGGCGTCGTTTTCTCGCAGCCATTTCTGCACCTCGCGCGCGGCGTCCTTCGTGTCGGCCAGGACATGCACGGAAGGCATGGTCTGCGCCGCCTTGCGGAATCCGTTGACCACGGCGTTCAGGTCATCGAGAGCGATTCCCCCGGTACGGTTGCCGCGCGCGAACAGCGGAACGCCACTTGCTTCAACCTTGGCGCGCATCTCCGGCGTGATCTGGAAACCGATCTGCTTACCGCCTTCGGTATTGACGGTTGCCACCTTACCAACGCCGAACTTGCGCAGTACTTCGTTGGCTACGGATGGGACGATATGGTCATAGAATGTGCGCATACCGCTGCCGCCGACCTTGAGGTCTAGGCCGGAATAAGTGACGTTCTGTTTATCTGCCGCAACCTCTCTGACTATCTTTTCTGCAAGGTCTTTTCCAACCACCTCAGGCAGCGTTTCTTTAGTTGCGGTATAGGTCCCGATCTGCCCGTTGACACCCTTGGCCGTGATTGAGTAAGTACCATCAGGGCGCATCCCAACATTGACAGAATCGGCCTGCTTGCTCAAATCATACAAGTCCGCATTCTGCTGCCCTGTGCCAAAGACAATGCCGTCAACGCCTGAGTCGATGGCCAGGCGGATGGCTTGTTTGATTCCCAGTTCAACCCAGGATTTAGTGTCGGTGACGAAGGGGGCATTCGGAACGCCTAGCACACCCGGCATGAACTCTGCCGCCACGCGGGGCGACATGGATCGCAGCACATCATCGAACTCAGTTGCGCTGTAGGACTTGCCTTGATAGGTGTAGGTGCAGGTCATTATGCGAATCTCCAAAGCGTTTTGTTGGCGCGTCGTTGGATGTAAACGTAGTGCTTCCACATATCAGCAAGCCACCTCAAGAACACCCGTAGCCTTCATTTTATCAATAATCCCCTGGAAGTCCGCATCAACAGCCGACTTGATTGCATCGCGCTGTTTTTTGTACAATTGCCCAAAGTCACTCTGAATTTCACCAACACGCAAATACCGTTTCCCGTCATCGCCAATTACCTTGTCGGTGCGGAGGTGGACCAAAACATTCTTCTCGTCCCAGTGGGGTGATCGAAACTGTTTTGCCGGGACACGCGATTCGCGAATTGGCGCACCAAGCTCATCTAGCTTGTGAATTTCATCCGGGGTTGCATTTCGCATAACGCTTTCGCCATTACCATATTTTTCACGCAATTCGGCCTGATACGCGGTGAACTCTTTGTTGGCGGCGGGGGGGTCGCGTTGCGGTAACGTCACCAACGTCTCGCGGTAGCTGCCCGGTATGCCGCCCTTGTAGCTGGAGCCCCAGTAGCTTGAGTACTTGTTGGCGTCTCCTGTTACGCTTATCGTGGCGCGTATCGCTCTTGCGGAAGGGTTGTCGCCATACTCCATCTCGATATCGCCAGCCTCTATGATTCTTGCCTCTGCCGAGTAAATATCGCCATCTTTAAGAAAAACGATCGCCTCTTTCAGTCTCGCATCGAATTCGTCTGATGATGACTGGACGCTATCTGACAGATTAGTTTCCTGCTTTATGTTTAACTCGTCTATAGAGTCTCGGATTGCCTCAACCTCGTTGTCGGTGAATTCGTCGCTATCGCCAAAATCTGACAGCGAGTATGGATCAACCTCTATTTGCCCATTGCCGTTGTAAGACAACCAAGCGCCGGCCTTTGCTTTTCTTCCATCGTCAAACGTAACTGTCGTATTCACCCAACCACCGTCTTTGCTCCACCCTTCATGCGTGCCGAAATTGTCTACAGTCACATTTATTCCAACTTTTTTGCTTTCCTTATCACCATTGTCGTCTTCATAATCAATGAATTGGTATGTGTCCTTATCGTCTGCGGTTGGCTCTTGCTTTATCTGATATTCGTCTGTGTCTGTCCATCCATCCGCGAAAGTTCCGATGTATTTATCTATTTCTTCTATTACGCCATTTAAGTCTCCGACACCGACCCTCTCCACCGTATTCACCACCACCCCGTTACCACTCAGGTAGTCGGCAATCTCGGCCTTCGTCACCTTGTCCTTGCCACGCAGTTCGAGGTAATCCAGCAGGCCGGACCAGTTCAGTTCATCCAGCTTGATGCCTGATTTTCCGGTGTTGGCCATCAGCCAATTTTTCACCTGCGTTCCGTTGCTGAATACCTTTGCAGGTGCGCCTTCGATGGCTTGCGATAGCGGGGAGTACCACTTGGCGCGGGATAGCATGGTAGAGCCAAGATATACATCCTTGGCCTGGACCGTGTTAGCCCCAGCTTTTAGCGCAGCCAGGTCTTTTTGGAACCGTTCCATCGCGCCCGGCACGATCGGCGGTTCGGCTTGTTTTTGTGTTATTGTTTTGAAGTTTCCAGCCACTTCCGGCGCACGCATGGATACAGGATTGATGGCGGCATCCATGGCGGAAGTACGTGTGTTGACCGTGTCCGGGTTGGTTACAGCGTTCTGCTCTGCCAAACTTACTGCCCGCGTGCCTTCGGCCTGGCTGCCTTGTCCATCGGTTACATACTCGATTCCGTCAAGAGTCTTGATGTCGATCATCTCCAACGCAGACTTCACATTTGCGAATGCAGCGCGCGACACCTTGCCGTCCGGCATGGCGATTATGGCACTTTCGGCGCCAGAGAGGCTGGCTGCTCGCACCAAGCGCATCAGGCGGCCGTCCTTACGCAGCTCGCCCATGTGCCCGGCGTCGAACGGGACGTATGCGGTGATCTGGTTCTGTGCGTTGGCGAAGACGATGCCGGGGTCGCCCTTCGCTAGTTCAATGACATTGATGGCCGCCTCACTTGGGTTTGTGAGTTTATTACCTACGCTTCCGCCACTGGCTATCATGCGTTCTACGATAGGCACGCTGAACAAGGGCTTCTGGCTGGCGCTGACATCGCCATTTCTGTAGCTGGTGTCTTCGTAGTGCACCCGGTCGCCCCGAGTGGCCATCACCAGAAGACCGTGATAGGTAATTCCGCTGCCGCGCATAAGATCATCGAGCCTGGAGGATAAATGTCGGTCTACGCTGGACAGTTCCGCGCGACCGGATGGGTGGTTGTGTGCCATCCAGACATGCGCGGCGCCGTGGATGCGCGACAACTCGCCCATAATTGTTCCTGGGTAGACGCTTGTTTGTGCGGTGGCACCCTTAAACGATCCGATGACGGCCAGCGGGCTTCCCTCATTGTCCGTGACCAGGGCGTCGAAGTGTTCGACAGCGTATTTGGATAGGTAGGCAAAGACCTGGGCGGCGTCGCCAACCGTGTTGACCTTGTTCAGCGGGAGCGCGCGCTGCCCGACGGTGACAAGTTGGGTGGTGGTGAGGTAGAGGCCGGGGACTTCGGCGGACTCGCGCACGGATAGGGTGGCGGCGGCGTGTAGGTTCCCGTCTCTGGTGGTCGGCTTCCGTCGTGCAACTTTTCTTTGCAGATCGGGTAGAGCAGTTTTTTCATGTCCGAACAGGTCTCCGGTGTGCGGGTCTGATTCATTCACAGCATAGACCGCGCGCTCTTCCTGAGCAACGCCGCCTTGTACAGGAATGCTGGCCTGGACGCCAATACCCATGATCCGCTTCGCCACGTCGATGTGGTTCTTGGCGTAGAGTGATTCTCCGGCCCGACTGGACAGGTAGTCTAGGGCTGCGCGTAGCCGTTCGTCGCTGTCGATGTAAGCTTCCATGCGTGCGCCGTGCTTGAAGAACTGCTCTCCCAGGATGTCGGTAAAGGCGACGTCTGCATACCACTTCCCGCCTCCGCGTTTCGACAGGGTCGTTGTGATAGCGTAGCCACCGCCGTCCGACTGGATGATGAGCGAGTTATCCATGGTGCCGATAGACCCGTTGCGCTGCCCGGAACTTCCAGTTGCATCGGAAAAGAACTGGATCGCCTTGTCGGCTGGGATTAGGACGTCGGAAGATGCCTTAACCTCCTCGAAGTCGAACTGCCTGGGCATGAAGATACCTTGCGAGGTCGTGCCGTCGCTCTTGGTATAACTTACGACCTGACCAGGATGCTTGGCATAGCCGGCAAGCAGGTTGCCGGTTATCATCCAGCGGTTCTCGCGCCGGGAGTGGACACCGCTGTCGAACAGTGACATTGCCTCGACGTAGCTTGATTTTCCGGTTTCCGGGTTGAGATGGTCTACCCGCTGTTCCTTTTCCATCTTGAAGCTGCCGCCGACCTGGGTCAGGCTCAAAGTGAGCTTCTTGGACTCGCCGTTGGCCAGGGCGAAAACCATCTTCCATGCCGAGCCGGCAGCCGGGTTCTTAGTCTTCTGGGTGTCAATAACATCGATGATTGCACCGTGCAGGATAATGCCGTCGCGGTTTGTCAGGCGCACGGTATCCCCGATCACGGCAGAAGAAAGCACGGCGTTGACGTGGTTCTGCATGTTGGCGATCAGGGCTTGTTCGCTTGCGAGTCGCGCTTGGTCTGCTCCGCCCTCTAGCAAAGTATTGAGCCGTTCCTTTGCGTAATCGGTGATGCGTAGATTCATGCTGGTCCGCATTCCGAACGCAATGGCATCGCCACTATCTCCGGCAAGCCGTTCCGAGATCATGTCGCGGATTTCCTTGGACGAGTATGGCTTCACTGTGCGTTTTACACTTACCAACTCCATCGTTGCCGGTTTCGAGAATACGGAATCGACACCCTTGTCGGCGGTAATCGTCTCGCTTTTCAGTGTTTCCGCGTCAAGGTCGAGCGCCTTCGCCTCCAACTTGTTGGTGCCCATATCGTTTTCACGTTCGATCAGGTCTTTGTATCGCTCAACCAGGTCGGCGTATACCTCTTCCTGCTTGGCGATTGGCAGGATTGGGATGTAACCGGTCATCTTGCGGATGTCGCTCTCGTTGCCATCCTCCGGGTTTTCCTTTAGGTCTATTACCTCGCTTCCGCCAATCGACTTGTGGACGTCTGGGTTGTCGCGCAGGTACTCCATGGCAACCTGCCCGCCATAGTCGTTCATGAAGTCGGTAACCCCATCTGCCATGACGGATGATTTTTTAGATGCCGTAGTGTTGGCGTTCAAGCTACCCATTTTTTTCATGAGGATGGCGGCCGGACGCGACTCGGCCGGGATGTTTGCCATCATCTGCGTGTAGGCGGGCTCGATGACCTGGCCGGTACGGTGAATTCGTCCCAGCATCTGCATGTGGGTGTCGATGTTAGCCTCTGGCTGCACTAGGACCATGTGGCGCTTGCGTTGGTCCCTGAACTTGCTGGACGCATGCAGCGATAGACCCGTCGATCCGGACTGGTTGACGATCAGGATGTCGATGTCGCCGCTGTTAAAGCCGTTGATCGCACCCAACCGCTTCTTGATCGTGGCGGCGCGGCTTCCGAGCCTATGAATGCCATCGGCGCCATAGTCCAGCGTCACTGTGCGCCCGGTTATCTCATCCGTAGTGATTGCTCGCTCCACGCCATCCAGGCCTTTCGTCTTGGCCTTGCGCAGTTCGGAGTGCATGTAGTCGATCGGGGAGATCGGCGCTGCTCCGAATCCTGAATCTGCGATCTGCTTGCGGATGCCATCGTATAGGCCGACCAGGCCTGGGCCAAGGTCTGCGTCGGTAAGGTAATAGGGCACCGATTCCTTGGCACCGGGCGACTTTACCCGCACCCACCGCTGCTTCTCCAGGTAACGCTGGTACAGGTCTGCGAAGGATAGCGAAACCGGGTCACCGATGGAGATACCCACGTCTTTGGCGTAATCACTCAGGAACGACCCCATCGTGTTTGCCACGGTGAGAACGACTTTCTCTCCCCGGTTGGATCGCTCAATTGCGTACTTAACAGAATCTACTGCCTTGAGCGACAGCAACATCTGACCGATAAGGTTGTGCATTATCGCGCCGAAGTTGGCGCCTGCCACCTGGGTCTTCTCGCCCTCGAACGATACGGCCGCTCCGGAGGCGTCAAGCGATTTCTTCAGGGCTTTGATTGCCGCTTCCCTTAATCGTGAGAACTTCAGGACGCCGCGCATGGCGCTGGACATATTGTTGGCTGTATCAAGATCAACCTGGGCTGCGCGTGTGTCGTAGGTCACGCCGGCAAAGGTGCGCTCTCGGCGGATATACTGGCCGTCAATCGTCAGCATGGTTGCGACCGCCTGCTGCATCGGCACCCCGCCGCGTTTGATGGCTTCTGTCAGTTCGGATGGCTTATCCACCGCCAGCATCATGTTGGTGCTGGAGTACAGGTCCATCGAATCCGGCCGTTTCGCGTAGGTGGCCGATGAGAAGAAGGTGCCGCCGGAACTGGCAATCAGTTTCCTGGCGAACCCAGAGCGCCCGGTGTGGACGCTTCCTGTTTGCTTCTGTTGTTCGCGCTGATCCCTTGATCTGGCCTGCTGACCACCTGCTCCACCAGCCTGATGGCTCTCGTCGAATATAATGAAGTTGCCTTTAGCGAACTGCTCTAGGAATTCCTGGCGGGTCGTGACTTTCCCATTGACGTTCTGCATCTGAGAATAGGTGGTGAAGATGGCCTTGTATTCCCCGACAGACCCGTCCTGCATCATGTGCGTCATAACCGCGTCCAGGGCATTCCCGATCTTTGGTGCCCGCAGGCTGTGCGATTCTTCTACGATCTCGCCATCCCGAGTGCGAGTCAGCGTGTAGGGGATCGGATCGCCGTCGCGGCGGGTGATGAATATGCCGCTGGCGTCGTGATCCAGCCCGAACGTATCCGCCATGCCGATGTCGTCCAGGTCGCGGATCATGTCGGTGTATAGGTTTGGCTTGTCGGTTACGAAGATCGGCCGATGTCCGTTCACTAGGGCATAGCGGATCATCGCCGCCACGACCCGACCCTTGCCCACTCCGGTCTGGTCCCCAATGATGAAGCCGCTCTCATGCTGTGCGTTGTAGATGCCCATGGCTAAGGCATCTATCTGTTCTGCCGAGAACACGGTCTTGGCGTGTCCAATATCCATTTTTAGCGATTCGGCAACATAACTGTCCAGGTTTCCGACGTCGGCCTCTATCCTGCTGATCGCGTCCTGCACGGCATCCCGCATGGCGATCGGGACCAGGGTTCCGATGGCTGGCGCGGAAGACCTTGGCTCGTAAGTTACCTGGTGCTCGGTTTCTTTCTCCAGCCCGCGTCGGTCTTGTGTCAGTCCAGATTGTGCGGGTTTTGTTGCGAGGCCGCTAGTTCTACCCACAACTGGAAGTTCGTTTCCTCCATCGCTATCAGGGCGCCGATTTCCTGCGTCGCCGTTCCCACGAACGGGTCTTGGTCGATGACCGCCAGATTGAACAGGGTTTGCAACTCCAGGTTCCCCTTCAGAATGAACTGGGCGATCTGATCTGGGCTGTCCGGGCTTGGAACTTCCAGCAGGTTGCACGCCCATTTCGCCAGAGGCATCTGATCCTCCTCGTACTCCTCCAACAGCAGGTTGACCACCCGATCCTCTAGGGCCGATAGCCACACCCCCTCGCTGATCCTGGTTCCCGGTTTCAGCCATACTGCCGTCAACCCTGTTGGAATCGCCATGCCCTTCGGATACCACGCGATCTCGTTCATTGAGTAACTCCTTTAGTTCGCCATAGGTCTTGATCTCGGTTGGCAGATCGGCGGCCGGCAATCCGCGCTTGCTCTTGCCGCGCCCATTGATGGTAACCATGTCCACCGGGTACTTCGCTCCCTGCTTGGAGTATAGGTCGCCATCAATAGAATAGTGCCCGGTCACGTTGTAGTGCTGGTACAGGAAATAGTAGAACTCGCGCTTACTCTTGCCGCGATAGCCGTTACGCCGACCTTCCGGGGTGTTGGCGTTTAGAATTCCGCCTACGATCAGGACCGCCTTGCCGTCGTCAGCCATGGCATCCAGTGAGTTGAATACGATTGCGTGATCGACCTCGTTGGTTTCGTACCCTGGAAGCGGCTCGTATCGAATCGTCTCGCCATCATCTCCCTTCACTACTCCGAATGGCGGGTTCATGATGACAGCCGAGGCATCGCCGTTACCAGGCTTCCATGCGGCGGCGTTGTTGGCGCGGATTGTGGCACCTACCAGGACTCGCTTCAGCATGGCGGCACGGCGCTGGTTAAGCTCGTTAGCGATAACATTGCCAGGGACCGCCTCGATCAACAGCACACCGTTGCCAGCGGTGGGCTCGTAGACTACGGAGTCCCGGCCGATGCCAGCCAGCCGAGAGGCGATAAATGCCATTGGCACTGGGGTCGAGTAGGCCTGCTCGCGGATGCTCTCAGAAGACCGCATACTCAGATTTGGCTGCGCCTTGTAGAGATTTAGGAGCGAGTCGAAGATGGTCTCGTCGCCGACGCCGTTGTCATGCCCGATCTCTACGATCTTACGCGCCGCCAGCACCACGCCGGCCTCGATCGTTTCGTCAGCCAACTTGGCGTGCTCGGTGCCTGGCTCTATTTGTTCGCCGGTCAGTTCAGTGATGAACTTTCGTGCTTCTAGGATGGTGGCGAAGGTGGTTCCGTCCACGAAGGCTTGACTGATCAATCCAGCTACCGCGAAGCGGCCGTCATCCGTTGAAATCGTGTTGGGCTTATTTGGTGTAGCGGATGTGGCGGAATCATTAGGTGCCGACGGTACGATAGATGGCTTCGCCTCTGGGCGGGTGACGTGCGCCATGCGGATGAAGTAGCCGCCATTCATTCGCCAAGTGAACTTGTCAACCTCCCGGGCCGATTCCTTTGTCTTGAAGATGGTAGCGATCACCCCCTTGAGGACCTTTCCGTTCTTGGTCGTGTACTCGATTTCCGGCGCGGCCGTCACCAGCTTCCGGTTGGAGACGTGCTCGCCCTTATCGTCTTGCACCTCTACCGGTTCAGGATTTGGCTTCACGGCCAGAAATTCCGGAGTGGCGTCCGCGCTCACCGGGTCAGAATTAACCAAGGCCGGGAGCACGTCCTTCAATTCCTGGATGCTCATGCTTGGGGAGACAGACTGGAATACCTGGGCGCCGAACTTGTCCTCGAAGCCCAACAGGTAGGCTGCCACCGCCTCGTCACCGCTCTTGAATCCGAGCATGACCTTGTGCTCATCGAACTTGGCATTCGCGTCGTTTGGTTCCGCGTCGACCGGCTGGCGCTGGTTGATGATCCAGGCATTCGTCTCATCAGGATGGGGGCCAACAAATACATCGACATGATCGCCGTCGGCGCCTGTACTGCGCTTGATGTAGCCGTAGTTGACGCCATTAGGCATGATGGCCGCCCAGGCGCTCTTGGAGAGGTTTTTGCTGGCCTGGGTGGCGTCGGCCCAGTTGCCGGCTTTACGGATCATAGAGATCGCCACCATCAGTGCCGTTGGATCGGCTTTTGTCTGGTAGCGGTCGAACGCCATTAGCGCGGCGGACAGGTCAGACAGTTCGCCGCCCTTTGCTCCGATCTTGGCGGCCTCAATCTGATCGCGTGAAAGGTTGGTACGCGCTGACCCGCTCGGGTTCTCAATGGAGAGGTTCAGGCCGTGCAGGGTGATGTGGCCCTTGGCGTAGTTGCCGGCCTCGGCTTGCGCCTGAGTTGGAGCCGGCTTGTCGTTCTGCGGCGAGCTCGCGGCGTTGTGGGTGGCGGCGTCGATCTTGGCCTGGGTGTCTGCCAGGAGTTCATCAATCGAATCAAACGCCATGGCCTCGCGCTTGTTGCCGCCGATCTCTTTGGCGACGTTGATGTAGCCGGCCTGGAGGTTGTCAATGGAAAGCTTGTCCGCCACCACATCGCCGGCTAGTTGGCGAATCTGCGCCATGACGTATCGTGCTGCGTCCTGGAACTTTAGATAGCCCATCTTCGCCGCGACACGGAAGATTTTGGACATGATCGGGATGATCTTGGCCTCTTCCTCTGGGGTCATGTTCAACTTGGCGCCAAGAAGGCTGGCAAGCTCTCCGATAGCGTCTCCCATCTGCGCTTTCAGGTCTGCCATTTCATCCGCTGGCGCGGCAGCAACACGATCTTCGGTAGGCGCTGTATCGCGTGCACCGGCTTCGCTGATCGCCACATCTACCGGCGCATTGCCAATGGCATGAGCAAGCGTATCGGCTTCAGCATCCTGTTTTTTTCTATCGAGCACCCGCTCTGCCGCGTCTGGATGGTCTTTCTCGAATGCAGCAACCGCTTCGCGCTCGATCCTGGTCTTCTGGTCTTGCAGAGTGTCGATGGCATCCTCGGTTGCGCGAATGAACGCTGCTTTCTCGCCCATCCCGCGCGACATGTAGGCGCCGGCAGCAGACCTTATAACGTCCTGGTCGGCCTGCTCGATCTTGTGTACCAGGAAACACGGTGCTGCTTTGCTCATCAGATTTTGCTCCGGGAAACCTCGGCCTTTAGGCCGGGGCGTGTAATGCCGTCCTTTAGGGCGGGGGGGGGATGTCAAATGATGCCGCTCATCATGATGGAGAGGATTTCTATGACCTCTCGGTCGTCGGCTTCCAGAACCGTCTGGGCTGGAGATTTCTGGGCATAGAGGGTACGCCGCTTCTTGGTGCTTCCGCCATTACCTTCTTGTTGAACGGCTGTCGCCTGGGCGGGGACATCGACCTGGTGCGGCGCGATACCCAGACCAAATGCCACCAGCGCCCCGGTAATGAGGCCACGGCCAAGCCCGCGCGAGACAATAGCCATTACGCTAGGCGCTCACGACGCTCTGCTCCTGCCCCTCGGTACGGCTGGTCGGTAGTGACACCCTCGTACATCTGCGCAGTGAGTAGCGAAGTTACACCATCGACGTCGTAGACCGTCATGAGCCCTGTGATCGGATCAGTCACGGTCTTGTTGCGCAGGATGGCGCTACAAATCATCATCTTGTCCTCGAATCCAATGGCGGTGGCATGTCCCCAGACGGCCGCCGCAACGTCTTCCGCTGTCGGACACGCGCCAGGCTGCGAAGCGATGCTGTAACTGTCGCTCAAGTCGGCACTGACGGCCGCCCGGATAAGGTAGCTGTCTGATAATAACGCTGCCGCCGACGCAATGATGGTGTAGGCGTCATCCAGTTCTGCTGAGGCCGACGTGCGGATGGAGTAGAGGTCGGAAAGATCGGCGCCGATGACTGCGCGGATGGCGTAGCTATCAGCGAGGTCAGTCGCAACTGCGGCGCGGATGGCGTAAATGTCGCTCAATTCTGCGGCCACACTGCCGCTGCTCTGGATGCCGTAACTGTCGCTCAGCACGGACGAGACTGCGGCACGGATGACATAACTGTCAGCTAGTTCGGCCGCAATTGCGGAGCGTATCAGGTAGCCGTCTGCCAGAACCGCTGCGACCACGCCGGTGATGGCGTAGCTATCAGAAAGTTCTGCGCTGACAGCGGCCTGGATCGCGTAGGCATCGGCAAGTTCTGACGCAATGGCAGCACGAATGGTGTAGCTGTCAGCGAGTTCTGCCTCCGCCAAAGCCAGGATAGCGTAGCTGTCCGTGAGTTCGGCAGAGACCGAAGTGGCACCCCCGGATTCAACAACTGGTTCCTTACCTATTGCCCACTTGCCGATTGCGCCTTTACCGACGGCCATGAGTTATTCCGGCCAGCCGACTGCAATATCCAGGTCTGGATTACTCATGGCCTGTGCCTCAAGTTCGTTGCTGTAGGCACGCACCGTCAGTATCCAGCCCCACGCAAGCTGCAGTGATACCTCGATTGCCTCATCAGTCTGAGTGAAGGTTCCAATAATGCGGCGATGTTGCAAATCCGTCGCCATTGCGGCCATATTAAGCTGCTTAGTTAACGGGTAGCGGGCGAGTATCTTTTCCCCAGCGAGGGTTTTGATCTGTTGTATTGCATTGGCACGCCTGGCTTCTAGTACTTCGGTATCAGTAGCGAGCCTAGAAGTGCCATCCAACAGGTCAATGCGATAAGTTCCATCGTTGTTGTCGGCTGCACCGACACAGGATGGAATACTGTTTGTGAGGATGGTTAGCATTGTACTGTTCCTCTTAAAACCCCATACGAGTATGTCATTTGTTCGGTACTCAAGTTTCTTTCAAGAAGATTAATGTTAACTAGACCAGTATCAGATATAACTATGCTATTAGTTGCAGATGATCGTGTATATAATGTACCGACAGTGTTTGTAGATACTGTTCCAGGGTAGCCGTGTGTTGTTGAATTTACGCCAATCCAACACTGTGCAGAGCTACCAGTCGATGACATGCTATAAGAATAAATTGTCAGAGTACACACCCCCAACGCTCCATTACAATATCCAATTTTTGAAGCCAGATCATTATTGTATTGTCTCCATCCGGTCACTCCTGTCCATGAGTGCCCCGGATCTCTAGAGTTATAGTCAACTTTCGCAGAAGTCTGATTGTAATTGTTGTACAAATTCCGGTTGGCATGAGAACTCTCGGTAGTTGTCGTGCTGGTTGTACAGAACGTGCCAAGATACAATCTGGTTTTATCATCAGCCTTACAATATCTGCCATCTTGCAGTGTTACTCCGGTTGCTCGTGCGGTAGTGCTTGTCCATACAAGTTTTTCTAATGCCAACTCACCTGCATTAAGATAACCGAATACATCATACGGCATTACACTAATCACCGTTCCAAGCGCCAATGACTTTTCGGTAAATGTGGTTGGAACCCATCCAGCGCCATCCCATAAAATAACAACATCGTGGACGAAGGGAGTGTAATAGACAGTAGTTGCACCAACAACATCCGATATTGTCACCGGTACACCTGGCGTGAGTGTTAACCGGCCACCAGGAGTAACCCCTTGCAATAGTGTATTGTGGCGGCGGATGCGCTCTGCTGTCTCAATCTCGTAGACTTTAGCCGCGCTTGTGAAACTTACTGCTGAACCGGTGCTGCTGGCTTCAAGGGTTCCGCGCGTTACCGTAGTTCCGGAATGCGTGTAGGTGCAATCTCTGGCGATCTCCCAGGCGCCGCCTTCCTCAATTAGAATATCGACATTGGCATTTGCGCCGAAAGCAGTAGCAAACGATTGATAACCAGTTTCTGCTCCGGCCAGCGTAATGGTGCCGGTTCCTGGCGTGCCAGATACCGCGTTGCCTACTCTGTTTTTGAGGGATGGGATTGGCATTGTGTGGCCTTACGGGTTGGTGTCGCCCTGGACCTTTATCGTCCAGGCATCGGTTGTGCCGGCGGCGGCGGCGTTGACTGTGCGACGTACCCAGACGGGATAATGGCTTCCAGGAGCGAGGTCGCCAAGCGTCAGTCCAGCGGCGAAACTTGATGGCTGGCTGAAGGGTTCGCCGACCGGAGCCGTGCCTTCGTTGGCGATGGCTTCTGCTGTGCCGTTCAGTCCTTCACCACCAAGCGCAATCGCAATGTCGGTGTCCGCACTGCTGGTCTGCGACTGAATCCAGACTTTTGCCCCAAGCAGCGTCAGGGTGGCGTGGGCATTGTGCACGTAGAGGCAGCGGTATTCTGCATCTCCCGTAGCCGCTTCGGAGCTGGTAACGTCGTCGAATATCACGTTGGTGGTGAACTGCGCCGAGGATTTCGCACCCCCCAGCGCAAGCGCCGGGTCTGCATTGCTGGCGCCGCCACTCATGCGGTAATGGATGTCTGTTGCAATAATGGGCATTCTAGTGTCCTCTCAATAGTGAATTACTCAATGCCTAAAGGCAGTGGTCTTTGGCGGATTTTAGATAATCCAATACCCGTCGTGCTGGCTATTACATCCGCCTATGGTAATTGCGACTTGGTATTCTGTAAATTGGCTCGGCTTCACAGCAAGGTTCTTCAATAGATGATTAGTCCTGGGTGACGTGCATTGTAACCGAAGATATGAGCTTGTCTGCATCACGCTCGAAGGTGGCCTTTATCAGCTTGTTGCCACTCTTCCCCAAGGCATCGTGGAGCTTCTTCGACATTTCTACGCTCCTGTCCATCGCGGCGATGACGGCATCTGCCACACGGTTATCTGGCTCAGGAATGGGCGCCGCTATCGGTTCTGGCGCGATGTCATCTTCATACTTGATCGGCATGATGGTCCTAGTTACGCCTTCAGGCAATCTAGCAAAGCTTTCATCTGCATGATGTCGTCGTCCGTCGCCTTGATCGCATCCAATGCGCTTACTTCGCGCTGCTGGTACGTGTTCGTGCGGCTGTTGATGGCTGGTATTGTAACCCTGATCTGCCTCAGGATCATGGGCACGATGTCGCTCACCGTAATACCGACAGGCCCCGTCTGCGCCGGCGCTTTGGCTGGCGTTGGTTGAGGCGCGCTGAATATGTCGCCCTGCCCTGCAAGTTCATCCGGCGTTACCTTCTTTACGATAGGGGACGGTGGTTCCTGGCCAAGTTCA